GATATTTTCTTTCTTGCATCAACTAAAGGAAGTTCTATAAAATTTAGCAAAATCATTGCAAATACTAAGAAATAACTGCTATAATATAAGAGTAGTTTACTTCATTCGCTATGTCAGCTTATCTATGTTCGGACGACACTCTTAACGCATTATCTACTTTCTACTATTTAAAAAGTGGAAAAACAGATGATGAAAGAAAATCTCATGTGATAAGAGCTATCAGAATTACTAACAAAGATTCTTTTTATGAAAGACAACAAATTGCAGAAACTTTTGAAGATCGTATGAAATTACGAGCAAAATTCGATAAGTTTTGTGATGGTCTTTATGATATTTGGCTAGATCAATATTCTGAGGGTAGTTTTTATAAAATGATCTTTAATATCTTATTAAGAGAAAATCAAAATTCTCTTATGGCTAGATATAACGATAAAGATTATGCCGAAAGATTATCTTATAATTATGTTCACTCTAATTGTGTTAATTATTGGGACGATCATAAGCAATTAGGTTATCTTGTTGGAATTATCAACAATTATGATTATCAATCTTGTGAACATGATAATTATAAAAATTCTTTGGGTTATGCAATCTTAGATCAAATCAAAGAGTTACTTCTCAGAGAATTACAACTTGGGGAGATTTGGGATTTTGACGAGTCTAAATTTATCCAAGAAAATAAGTTATTTCAACCTATTTCTTAATTTCTTTTCACATATATAGACTTACGAGGTATTATTTAGTTAATACCTCTTTTTTATTGGAAATGTCAGAAAAAGACTTACAAAGAATAAAAAATATTTATGGCAAGCGTAATCCTAAAACTCATATCGAACAACGCTGTCAAAGACTTTACACAAAACAACTTGATGGATTATCTACAAGACAATTAGTTTTACAACACGCACAAAGAGAAAGCATCTCCGAAAAAACAGCTTGGGCAGATTGGAAAAGAGTGACCGAGTGGAACACGCAAGATTTGGAGAGAGATAGAGCCGATATACTCTCTCGTTTGCATAGTATGAGGCAAAGATTATTTAATGCGGCTTTGAAAAAAGGTCAATTGCAAACTGCTCACATGATTTTAGATTCTCTAGGTCGAGCAAACGGAGAGAATCAAGAGGCAATAAATGTGAATATGCCTCCGAGTTTAAATATTCAGATTGAAAGCAAGGAATGACATTCAGTTTTTGACATTCAGTTAATATAACTTGATTTTTCCATTCAGTTTTGCAGCTTACCTGGAAGTTACCTGGTCAAAAATCCATTCAGTTTTTAGGGTATCTCTATACCTCACCCCTTGGTTCGCACGGTTTGTAGGCGATTCTGAAGGGAGCAAAAAAGAAAAAGGAGGCCGAAGCCTCCAGGTTTTAGGTTAGTCGTTCGGGATATTCTCCCAGAGCGTTTTCGACTACGTCCTCGATATTCTTCCAGGTCGCATAAGGCGAACTTATTTGGCGTTCTTCTTGGTCGTCCTGGTCGGTCCAGGTTTGGTAGTAGCCAACTGTATTACCGTTGAGATCTCTCAATGGTAGCTGGCATTCCTGGAGTTTGTCCAGGTGTTCGACCTGGTCGGCTAGGCCTCTCAGTATCCTGGCAACTTCCTGGCCTTCCTGGTCAAATGCCTGGCCATCAGAATTAATTTTAAGTTTTAACATAGCAATAAGAAAGAAAGAGGAGGGGAGCTAGGCTCCCAACTCCCTGATTTTGTCGTCAAGCTCTTTGTGGTCGAGCTTTGGGTCGAATAAGCTGACTCCGTCTGGAGTAGTGTTTCGAGGGTGAGTCAGATTAAAGAATTGATATTCTTTGTAATTTTTACAAGTTCTTGCAAGTGCATAGCTTTGTTCATCATTGTCCATGAACAAAGCCACGTTCCAAGTCTCGTAGTTAGCCCATCCGTTGTAACTCATGGCCTGGTCTCCTCCCATGTGATGGAAGAGTAATCTGTCATGGCGTCCCTTTGATGGGAGCCAAACATTGAAAGAATCAAAATTAAAATTGACATGAAGGCTAGATAGCCAATAGTAAATTTCATAGCTTTAAGAATAAAGTTCAATTAGTAAAAGCTCGTAAGCCTTCTTACGAAGGTTAGGATCGAGAGGATCCTCTAAGTAGAGTTCCTCTTCGATCTCTTCGAGCCTTGTTTCCTTGTAGGAGTCAAAGATCAAATTGCTCATTGGCTTCGATCATGGCTTGGTCGTAGTAGTCTTGGGCTTTCTCTTCGAGTTCCTCTTCGAGATCCTCTAGAGCTTGTTGATCGTTTGGCTGAATACCTCTCGATCTTGCCTCGTCATCCACATAAGCGTCCCATTCGCTTCCGTAGCACTTGGGACGATTGTAAACAATGGTCATGCTTCGACCTCTTCAGCTTTAATGATCTCCTCAAGAGCTTTGAAAGTTCTCTTAAGTTGTGCCATGTCTCGCTTACCGTACCATTTAAGGAAGTCTCTGCACTCCTCATGCACTAGCTTGCCGCCGTCTGTGCCACTTCTAAAGTCAATACTTAAGGAGTCGCCGTCCTGAAAGCGTACATTAATGTCATGAGTTGTGAAGCTCAAAGACTCGACACCTGAAAAGGTGTATCTTGCAGTTGGTTTCATAGCTGAAAATTTAAGTTAAATTGTCAAGGTGCGAAGAAGATTTCTCTTCCCCTGCTCTTATATTATAGCACACTCTTATATATATAACAGCAATATCTTCTATTTGTAACAAAACTTTACATAGGGGGAGGGTAGCAAAAAAATTTTTTATTTACCCTGGGGTGAGGAACCTGCTGATACAACACAGAATAAGTTGCTGTTATAGTAAATGTGGTTATTATTTTTATATGGCAGTAGCAGAACCATTAAGTTTACGTTGGGCACAAGGGGAAGTATTTAGTGCGAAAGAAAGATTTAGGGTGTTAGTAGCTGGAAGAAGATTTGGTAAAAGTTATTTAAGCTGTGTTGAGTTGTTAAAGGGTGCTATTGCAAAGCCTGGTGAAACATATTTTTATTGTGCACCTACGTATCGAATGGCAAAGGACATTGCATGGAAAACATTAAAGAAGTTAGTACCAAAGCAGTGGATCAAATCTAAGAATGAAACAGATTTAAAAATTGAATTAGTAAATGAATCAACTATTGAGTTAAAAGGAACTGAAAACGCTATGGCATTAAGAGGTCGTAGTTTAAGTGGAGTAGTTTTAGACGAAGCTGCATTTATGGACAGAGAAGTATGGTCTGAAGTGATAAGACCTGCGTTAGCTGATAAGCAGGGATGGGCATTATTTATTTCAACACCTGATGGAACGGCAAGTTGGTTTTACGATTTATGGTGTTATGTACCCGAAGATGAGAGTGGAGATTGGAAAAGGTGGAGTTTTACCACGATTGAGGGGGGTAATGTTCCAAAAGATGAAGTTGAAGCAGCCAGGGGTCAGTTAGATCAGCGTACATTTCGACAAGAATTTGAAGCGAGTTTTGAAAATCTTACGGGATTGGTAGCAATTAGCTTTGATGATGAGAATATATCGTCCGAAGTGCAGGATTTACATATGTTACCGCTATATATGGGGGTGGATTTCAACGTAGACCCGCTTTGTGGCATATGTGCGGTAAAAAATAACGAAAATTTGTATGTTTTTGACGAAATTATCTTACGAGGGGGTGCTACTACATGGGATTTTGCCGAAGAAGTAGTAAATAGATATGGTGTTGAGAGAAGAATCATTACTTGTCCTGACCCTACGGGTGGTGCTCGCAAAACAAGTGGTGTTGGTCTTACAGATCACACAATTTTACGAAGAAGTGGTTTTACCGTGTCTAGTCCGAAGGCTCCCTGGAAGATTCGAGACAAAATTACTGCTGTAAATACGGCACTTTTTGATGCAGCTGGTGATCGAAGAACATTTATTCATCCAAGATGTAAAGAATTGATAAAATCGCTTAGAACTTTAACATATGCACCAAATACTGGTATGCCAAATAAAAATTTAGGAGTTGACCACGCATTTGACGCTTTTGGTTATCTTTGTTTACAGCAATTTAACTTAGCAAAACCAGAGACACTCGGCCAAACTTCGTTTAGAATATACTAAGAACAATCTAATTGTTACTATGTACCACTCCACTACAAAGAAAAAGAAGAAGAAAAAGAAGGGCGGAAAGAAAAGATGCAGTTGTGGCGGTAAATAATGGGTAAATTATGTGCCAGAGGTAAAGCGGCAGCCAAGCGAAAGTTTAGGGTATATCCTTCTGCTTACGCTAATGCTTATGCTGTAAAAGTATGTAAAGGAGATGTAAAAGGTCCAGACGGCAAAAGAAGGACTGCTTCTGGTTATAGTAAGAGCAAGAAAAGGACTACGAGGAAAAAACGTGGCTAGGCATAGTGGTCTTAAACGCTGGTTCAATGAAAAATGGGTTGATGTAAAAACAGGAAAGCCTTGTGGACGTAAGAAAGGTGAGAATAGAGCCTATCCAGCCTGTAAACGTGTATCAAGTAAGACACCTAAGACAGCTTCAGAGATGTCAAGTGCTGAAAAAGCAAGATTTAAGCGTGAAAAAACAGGTAGTGCTAAGATAAAGTATCAACATAGACGAAAAAAGAAGAAAAAATAACTGTGAAAAACGCAGTTTCACGGTAATATAATCATATAAATACTTTTTTTTCTTTGGATCATGGCATTTTTTCGTGGAGAGGAGGGTTCTGTTAAATTTTCTAAAGATGGATCAGAAGCTCTTGCAACAGTTATTTCAACAACAGGTTGGTCTCTTGATATAACAAAAGATACTCTAGAATGTACTGCTCATGGTGATAATTCTAGAAAATATGTTGGAGGTTTAGTTTCTGGATCTGGTAGTGTTGATTTTCTCTATACTGCTGCTACTGCTACTGATGCAACAGGTGAAATACTAAGAGATGTATTACAAGCAGATGATCCAGCAGATGCAAAATTTGAACTATTCCTTAATGGATCTAATAAAGTTACGTTTGATGGAATTATTACAGGAACAACTTTATCTACAACAACAGGTGATCTTGAAACTGTAAGTGTAAGCTTCCAGACTAATGGTGATATTAACGGTAACGACTTGTAATACCAAAAGGTTCTTATTCATCGAAGCAAAGAAGTGAAACTTACTCCTCGCCAAAAAACTTTATTATCTAAGCACTCTGAGCATCATAGTGTGAAACATATGGAATTTATGAAAAGGCGAATGAGAGCAGGAGATAGTTTTACCCAAGCCCATAAAAAGGCACAAGCAAAGGTAGGTAAATAATGGCTAAACGTAAACAGGTAAATTTAAGTGTAGGTAGGGGAGAAAAGTCTAAAACAGGTGGATTAACTGCCAAAGGTAGAGCTAAATATAATCGTGCCACGGGTAGTAATTTAAAAGCTCCCGTAACAGGAAAGGTTAAACCTGGTAGTAAAGCAGCAAAAAGACGTAAATCTTTTTGTGCAAGGATGAAGGGAATGCCTGGACCAATGAAAAAACCTAACGGTAAACCTACTAGAAAGGCGTTAGCATTAAGAAAATGGAGGTGCTGAGATGACTTATGCTATACCAGGTCCTATTAGAACCAACATTGTTTCGTCTACATCTGTAGGTGGCATTGATAGTCCTTTTACTAGGACAAGGGCTGTTTTGGATATGATGAAAGGTTGGGAAATAATGAAGGCTGTTACAGAAGGAACAGAGTATCTTAGAGAAAATTCTGAAGCATTCTTGCCTCTCGAACCAAGAGAAGATTATGATGCTTACCTTGCAAGGGTAAATAGATCAGTATTTAGTCCTTTTACACAAAGATTGATAAGAGCAGCCACAGGTCTTGTATTAAGAAAACCAATAACACTTACTGGCGATCCTTATTGGACAGAGATGTTTAAAATGGATGTTGATGGATGTGGTTCGGATTTAGATGAATATGCGAGAAGAATATTAATGTGTTCTCTTACATATGGTCAAAGTCATATTCTTGTAGATTATCCAGCTCCATCGGGTGCTTTAACACTTGCAGAAGAACGTCAACAGAATCGTAGACCTTATTGGATTGAAGTAGATCCAACAAATCTTTATGGTTGGAGACTTGATAGAGAGTCAAATTATGGGAATTTAGTGCAGGTAAGGTTAGCTGAAAAAGCTGTATTACCAGATGGTCAATTTGGTGAAAAAGTTTACGATCAGATAAGAGTAATTGAACCAGGTAGCTATAGAATTTTTCGTAAAAAAGAACAGATTGAAGAAATGTATGACGTTGCAGATAACAGCGTTACAGGTAATTTTGAAATGGGTTCAGCAGATAAAGATTATAAACAAGTTGAAACTGGCAGTTTTTCTCTTGGTGAAATACCTTTAGTAACAATTTATTCGGGTAAAACAGACAATTTAGTAAGTAAACCGCCTTTGCTTGATATTGCGTACTTAAATCTTGCACATTTTCAAAGGCAGGCTGATTTGATACATAGTTTGCACGTTGCATCTCAACCAATGCTTGTAATGGAAGGATATGATGATCAAACTAAAGATTTAGCAATATCTGTTAATTATGCGATGGCAACTCAGCCTGGTAATAAAGTTTATTATGTAGAACCAGCTTCTAGTGCTTTCGATGCTCAATCTGCTGAGATTAAAGAATTACAAATGCAGATGGCTACTCTTGGTATTAGTACTTTGAGTCAACAAAAGTTTGTAGCTGAATCTGCTGACGCTCGAAGGTTAGACAGAGTAGATACTAATTCGATGCTTGCAATGGTTTCTATGGAATTAGAACAAAAACTTCAAAAATGTTTTAATTTATCTGCTGAATATGTAGGTATTGAACCTCCCGAAGTAAAAATCAGTAGAGATTTTGATATTGAAAGATTGATTGGTCAAGATATTACAGCTTTGACATCATTATTTGATCAGCAAGTTATTGATAGAGAAGAATTTAGAGATATTTTGGTACAGGGTGAGGTATTACCTAGTGCAAATGAGGTCAAATCGGAATAATCTGCTAAGATAATATACAAGTACACGTTTATTATGGCTGGATCTATAGATCATGTTCTGCAACCTGATGGAACATACAAATGGGAAGTGGTGGAGCCTAAAACTGAGGCACAAAAGGTAGCTCAAGTTTGCCCTGCACCCGAACCTGTAGTTGAAGCAGAAGTTGTAAATCAAAAAGATTTTACTGCTATGACTAAATCTGAATTAGAAAAATTTGGTCGCACCATTGGTATCGAGTTAGACAAACGACATACAAAAGCGGAATTAATTTCTGAATTAGAAACCTTTATCGAATCTAAATAACTATGGCTATTGAAGAAAAAGTAATTCAAACAAATACTGAAGCAACTGAAACTGTTGCAGCACAACCACCTGTTCAACCCCCATCACCCTCTTTAGATTCTATAAAAGCAGAATATGAAGAAAAACTAGCTGCTGCTCGTAAAGAAGCTGCTGAAAAAGATGCTAAATGGTCAGAGAAATTTAATGATGTAAAAGGTAAATTAGATGGTGTTTATGAAAAAGAAGAGCAAAAGAGAAAACAGATATTAGAAGATCAAGGGCAATGGAAAACGCTTTGGGAAGAAGCTAATAAAACTGCTCAAGAAAAAGATCAACAGATCGCTAATTTATCTCAGCAGCTTGAAGATTTAAAAAATTCTAATGAATTAGCTTCTACAAAGACAACAGCACTTTCAGCCATCAGCAACCTTGGTGCGATCAATGCTGAACAGACTCTTTCTTTATTACAAAATAAGTTACAAAAAAATGCTGAAGGTAAAGTTGTAATTTTAAATGGTGGAGTCGAACAGGATTTAGACTCTT